TATTAACGGGAGCTTTTCTTCCCTTTTATTTTCTATGGGTGCAATAGTTTCGAAAAGATGTGCAGCGCCAACATAGTTGCTGGGCGTCTTGAGCAAGACAACAAAGTCGTCAGGAAACAGATTATCTACCTGACCTAGCTCGAGCGGCACATCATCCTTGCGCTCAATGCGCCAAGGAGTCACTGGAATTTGATTTCTATCCTGCAAAACATTTGCGAAAGGCGTTGCGGTGTAACCAAGATATGTCTTCTTATAAAAGAGATTCAATAGCGCGCGGATATGCCCGTTGATCTTCGAAGCGTACTCTTGTCCCTTCTTTCCTTCGTTATTCAAAGACGCATTGTCTGCCTCGTCATCAAGTATGAGAAGGGATATGGCGTGCTTTTCATCAGGCCCGTTTTCGAGATATTCGTGAAGCCATACGACCAAGTTCTGCAATACACGATGATTTTTCTTGCAAACAAGTATCTGCGTGTTGTTGAGAGGCGAAAAACTCGCGTCGACAAGCGTCTTACTGAAATCTGACTCAAATGACGTGATTGCCCCAACCTGCGGAACCTCCTTGATCCCCGAGTTTCCAAACCGCCTTACTAGACCAACCCCCTTTTTGCCTCTTGTCCTTGAGCCACCAACTTCGAGTAGCCCTTCTCCTACTACGTCAGACTCTATTCGATCCTGGGTCTGTCCTCGTAGGTCTTCCATGATCCCAGACAGCACGATCACGAGGTCATATCCGCAGTCAATCGCTCTGTTGATTACGCCATTGAAATTACCGGTTTTACCAGACTGCACGGATCCGACTACCAGTCCCTTTACGAAGAATGCCTCTTCCGACGCTGGATCTCCCAACTTTTCTACAATCTTTAGTGTCGAACGAGCAACTTCGTCTACGACTGCGCTTGAACGACCGGAAAACTTTAAGTACTCCAGGTAGCGATCTGTATAGTTCCACGACACTTTTGACGCGCGATCTTCCGTGAGCCACGTTTTGAATCCGAGCGTCGTAAGCTCACTGGACGGATCTACTCTGGTGGGCGCTATGGATAGGAAGTCGCGTCGAGCTGCGTCAAAGAAGTTCTTGGCTGTGGCTTTATCGATCTTTGCCAACTCCATCGTCTTAAACACTTCGCTCATCGGTTCGTAGATGGCCTCAAAAAAGTTGTCCATCTCGTGATGCAAACTTTCCGATGGCAAAAGAGCTTCGCGATACTTTGCCTCGAGTTTCTTCTTAAAAAGGTCGACGTACAGATTCTTTTCCATACCACCTACTCAATCATTTCGCGCAAATTCGCGGGCAGGGTGTCATATTCAAATCCTAGCTGCGGCAAGACCTCTATTCGAACAAAGCTCTTTTCGTAACCTGCATCAAGTAGAGTACGTATTGAATTAGCTAGTTCCGCCTCAGCGATACCGTCGACTTGCGGTTCACCTGAGAATACTTGCTCCGCGTGACTGCTTCGAAGCTTATTCAGCAAAGTTTCAACGGACTTCATGATCACCCTAAACTGTCCTTTCGCCTCGCCGGAAAGAGAATTCAGTAGCGCCTCGACAATAGGGAAGTTGGGATCGATCTCAATGACAGCTCCGTGATTCGTGTATACCTTTCGAAACAGCTGCGCTTTGTTTCTGGAGCTTTGGCCTCGGATCTTCGCCACGCCACGGTTGTAAAGCTCTAGCGCGGCCTTCGACCTCAATTCTTCAACGTACGAAATAAATGCCGACCGCAAGTCATGTGGGATTACGACTTGGGATTTTGCGACGTTGAGGTGAAGCCTGTGATCAGCCCCATTACCGAACTCGACCCTCATCCTTGCGAGACGCATCTTCTGTGACTTTTGGACCATTCCAAGCCACCCCCCGTATAGAATGATTCTATCGGCCCGGTATACATAGACGCCCTCCATATCCAGGAGGCTGCGCCCCTTTGGAACCCACTTAGATGGCCCGGACCGCACCTCCTCCAGACTACGAGACGGGAGGACGAAACCCTCGAATCGAACCGAGCTATCGCCAAATAGTCTTTGCTTAACCTCTAATGCTCGTATTCCAACGGCATCTTGCGGGAATGGATTGAATGGCTCCAATATGGAATTGTTCAAACGGATGCTTAGTGAATGAGCACTCGATTCGAGAAAACGGTGGAAGACTAGTGCCAAGTGAGGTCCAACTATCTCGGTCAGATCTCTTGATAATGCTTCTTGTTTGTTTCGTTCCTTTATGTAGTGCTCGTATTTGTACAAACCATGCCACACCACCAATGTGCTGCAATTGAACCCCTCATCGTGACTCAGGAACTGGCTGGATAGTTTGGAGTATTGCGCAAGGAGCTCTTCAACCTTTTCGCGCTGATTTACCACGACCTTCCACTTCTTGGTCCGCAAAATTTCTGTGTCCCAAGTTCGGCCCACATGTTGCGCTGCACCATTTTCGCGGCTAATTACCGTGAACTGACGCGTTTGGGAAAATGAAGCTGTCTTTAGGCCTAGCCCGAATCTTCCTAGATCAGTTACATCTCGGCGCTTCTGCGATGAACCACTTGGAAAACGTACAGCAGCCTTCAATACTGCCTCGCTCATGCCTCGGCCGTTATCTGCTATGAAGACTCTGAAAGGGGTGGACTCAGTATCTACCAGGATTTCCACTCGGTCGGCACCAGCAGAAATTGAGTTATCTACGAGGTCTGCAACCGCAGATTCGAGACTGTAACCTTGCTCCGAGAGCGACGTAATCAAGTACTCCGGATCAGGCGAGGCGTCCTCATACTGAATGTCAGTATCCTCGTCCATAGGCCGTATAAGGGCTCCTCGTAGCTGGGTTCTTAACGCAGATCAGTAGCACAGCTTCCATGGCGTCGCCGCGTACCGCCCGAACTAGCAGCGCACTTTGCTACGCAGCAATATCCTGTTTCTGAATTTGCGTGAGCTTGCGGAAAATCATTTCTACCACTGGTGAGCATACGCCGTTTCCGCACAACTTAATCTTGTCGCGTCGATTGCCGAAAGTCAGTGAATGGCGCTTTGCACCCATCGCCCTCAGTAGTTCTTCGGGTTGTAGCATTCGTAAATACGGTTCGCCTTCTCGCCATGTGACTAAACCAAATCGATCCAGTGTCGTTACAGTTCTAAGCGGAACATCCAGCGACTGCCAACCACCCGCATAGTCAGACCCGTAATAGACAATAATAAAATCGATACCTTCACCCAGCTCTGATATAGCTCTGCCGGCTCTCTCCAATGTCGCGGGAGCTCGACCGGGTTTACTCAATGGGGAGCTTGGAAAGCGACCATTTGGTGAAAGAATATCCCGAGCGGTCTGATTACGACGTCGGTGAAGCGCCTTCAGTTCCGCGGCCTTAATCTTGCTACCATACTTATCACACACCAGAAACAATCTTTTGCGCGATTGTGGCGCGCCAAAATCCGCTGCATTAAGGAAGAGATCACTTACTCGGTAACCGGCGCCTTCTATCGATCGGACGAGTTCTTGATGCCTGTTCCACTTTTTCATTCTGTTGACATTTTCAACAATCAGCCAACGCGGGTCCATCGCCTCTAGCCAATCCATTATTCCAATCGCCGTTTCACGGCTTTGCTCACAGCCAGGTTTGGCGCCGCGCGCGATAGAATGCGACGTGCACTCTGGTGATGTAAGCAGTACATCAGGCTTGAAGAACTTGGAGAGCTCGTAGGGGTCGAGCTTCTCTATCGGAGAACAGATGACCTCCGCTTCGGGAAAGTTCGCTTTGTAGGTTTGTGTAGCCAAGGGCCACGCGTCAACTCCCAGCAAAGGGATTCCCCCTGCAGCTATAGCCCCCCTGGCGCCAAACCCACCGCCGCAGAACAAATCCACAAACGTAAGCATAATATTCGCTATGTGTCTGATAAATAAAGGAAAATGTAGCCCCAGTACGAAGTCTATCAAGATCCACCGCGCAGCGATATTCTTTCTGTCAGCCTAACCCGATCTTTCCGTATGAGACCGGCAAATTATGAGGCGTCACGACATTCATGCTGTGCAGACTCTGCTGATGGACTGGTCCGACAATCCCCGAACGCGAGGCCTGGCGCGGCCTCCCGCCGTCAGCAGCTTCTGAGGTTCCCCAAAAGTTCCCCGAGCGTCTTTTCCCCGGGGCTGATGGCCTCGGCCGGCCATTCACCGAAGCGCGCGATGTAGTCCTCCAGGACGTCGTGGTGCCGCTGCGTGCTGATGAGCAGCACCTGGCTGAGAAGCCGGCACTCCTGCGGCGTGATGAGCGCCCAGGCTTCGTCCGTGCCGAGGAGCGTGAATAGCGCCCGGCACCGCGCGTTGCGCGCCGTGTTGTCCTCGATGATGCCTTGCTGCGTGGTGTGCGGCTCCCAGGGCTCCCGGGGCCAGTTGCGGAGGGCTTCCCGCTCGGCGTGCGTCAGGGCGTGCCCGGCGGCCTTGAGGAGCCTCTGGATCGGCTCGTGGGCCGCGGTCTTGAATGAGTCGTCTAGTGCTTTTGCTGCCTCCGGACTAAATGCATTCATCGGCTTTTCGCCCTCCGTGAATTTTGGAGCGGCGATTCTACCGGCGGTTTACCGGCGTGTCATCCCTTTCCGGTCACACTTCGATGTCTACCGCTGTCGGGCTCGGCGCTGCCGATAGGATTACCGATCCTTTGATGAATACCGGCGTGCCGTTGCTGTAGCCGGTGCCGCTGCAGACGACCGTGCCGCCGCCGAGGAGGCTGACGTTGGTGGTGCCGTCCCCGTTCGGCCCCTGGCTGGTGCCGACCTGGACGACGTCTTGCGGGATGAGCCCGCGGAGCTGCTTGAGGGGGTTGGCCATTATTGCTGGTCCTCGAAGTGGCGCTCGATGTCGAGCGTCTGGCGCACCTTGATGTTGACGCCCCGGTCCCCGGCTCGCTGCGCCTGCGCGATGACCGTGGTGCCGTTGACGAGACCCATCCAGTCCTGCTCAAACGTCCCGCCGTTGTCGTTGCCGACGCCGACGAACGCGCCCGGGAGGATCAGGCCGCCCAGGTCGGTCTGGATCGGGAGCTCGTGCTGCTCGATGCTGCTGCGCATCCGGGCGGCGAGTTCCGCGATGCCCCGGTGCCTGGCCGGCACGGTGTCGGTGATGAGGTCGTCGACCAGTGTCGGGATCAGTTGGTCGCCGGCGCTGCCGGTCCTGAGCACGCGCGCCAGGATCCCCGAGGTGCGGCCGCCGTGCACGTAGATCGCGTTCTTGCCCTGCCCCGGCTTTTTCTGGCTGCCGCGCTGGAGGATGACGTCCCGGGGGACCTGGTAGTCCGCGGCGCGGAGGTGCCAGAGCCAGGGCTGCAGCGGGTATCGCTGCTTGACGAGAAGCGTGTCGCTGGCTCGGTCGGTCTGGATATAGGCCCCGCCGGCCTCGGCGAGCCGCTGCACCGCTTCGATGGGGGTCTTTCCCTCGTAGCGCCAGACGTTGGCCGGGATGATCCAGTCGGCCGCGCTCCAGGCAAGGTTCCAGCCGAACGGGAGGGCGTCGGCCGCCGCCTGCTGCACGAGGATGCTACTGGTCTGTACGTGGTCCCCTGGTGCCGCGTAGGGCGCCGCCAGGTACGCGCTGCGGCTTCGGCCCCTGATGGTGCCGCTCCTGCTGCGGGCGGCCTCCTGGAGGGTCCAGCCGTCTACGAGGATGCGCCAGGTGACGCCGTTGATGGTGACGTCTACTTCGACCGGCTCGCTGTCGGTCCCCTCGACAAGCGCGAGGGCGTCGGCCCCGCTGAGGCTGGCGTTCATGCTCCAGCCGAAGGTGTCCATGCTCGTGCTCAAGGTGACCGCTTGCGCGGGAATGTCTCGGCCGTCGCTGACGCGGACGATCTGTGCTGCGTTGCTCACGACGTAAAGCCTCCTGATGGGGATGAGGAAAAATTCGCCCGGGCCGGGCGTGGGGTCGATATCGGCCGGGTACTCGAAGTCGAGGGTGGTGTCTCTGCGCCCGCCCGGGCCCCAGGGGAGCCTGGGGCTGGAGTCGTTTTTTGTGGCGCGGTCAAAACGCCCGCGCACGACCGGGTCGGCTGGCTTGATCCTGGCTTCGAGTTCGGCTTCGGCGTCGAGGACAATGAAACTGCCAAGCGCCTGCGTGCGTGGCGGCGCGATGTTCATGCCCTCGATATCGGCCTGCGGCGATACGTAGGGGCCTATGGGGCGCCAGCGGATCAGTTCGCCGGGGACCCCTTCGTTGTATCGGTCGGTGTCCCACCATCGCTGCGTCGGCTGCAGATCGCGCGGCGTGCCGTTCTCGTGCAGCGCAATGGTGAAGGGCTCCGGTCGCTCGCTGGCGTTCGCCCAGGTGGCTAGGCGGCTCGCGCCGTCGCGGTGCTCCGCGTTCTCGTGCAGGCTGGCCCGAAGGGCGTCCCTGGCGCCTGGCTTGCCCCACGGGTTGCCTCGGCTGATGGATCGCTCGGGTGCATCGCCGTGCCGCAGGGCCGTGCGCAGGGGCCGCTCCTGGCTCGCGTTGCTGGCGTTGAGGGACCGGGATATTGGCTTGCGCGGGGCGTCCCGGTGGGGGCTGCTTGTGCTCGCCTCCTTCTTCGCCGGCTTGCGCCGCCAGCTTGTGCCGACCGCGGCGATGACGCCCGGGACGCGCGTGTAGACGCCGCCGCCTTCTCCTCCCTGCTGCGGAAAGGCGAAGTCTGCCGCCGTGCCGAGGGGGACGATGTAGCCGCTGCTTGCTGGCTCAAAGTCCGCGGCGCTCCCGAGCGGGATGACGTAGGTCATGTTTTATGCGGTGGGCGCCGTGGTCTTGTAGGGATGGCCGGCATCAAGCCCCGCAGTCAGGCCCCACTTGTGGGCGAGGTAGCCCTCCAGCTTCTGCCGCTCGGCTTCCGTAAGGGCGGCCGGGATGACCAGGGCCTCCGCGACGCTCCCGGCGAGGTAGCCGTTGTTGGCGCCCGCCAGGTAGCTGCCGAGGTTGCCGATAGCGTAGGGCTGCGTCGCCCCGGCGTTGCTGGAGGCGCCGTTGTCGATGAAAACCTCCATTGTCTCGCTGTCGTCTGGCGACCGTGCCTCTATGGTGGTGCCGCCGGTGTAGGTGATCGAGTGCATTTGCCAGGTGTTCGGCACAATGACCGGCGCGGTGGTCCGCTTGTGGAGGTAGAGCGTGCCGTCGCTGACAAGGGTTTCCAGCTTCCCCTGTGCCGTGGAGCGGTTGACCATGCTGCCCCAGCCGAGCGCGCTGCTGCCGTTCGCCGGGCCGCCGCCCATAATCCCCTGCACCGCCTTCGTGAGGTTGGTGAGCCTGGCGACTGCGATGATCGTGAAATTCGCCGGCTTGGCGATTTGCGTTGTAGCAAGGTGGCCGGTGCCGGCAAAGTCGAGCACGTTCTTGTCGGCGAGCTGGGTGGCGCCGGTGGTGATGCCGGTTCCCGCCAGCGCGAGGTTGTTGGCGCCGGCGCTCTTGTCGTTCCAGGCACTGACGGTTCCGCTGGTGTGCTGGACGGTCGTTTCGTCGCTGGCGTCAACCCAAAGATGCGGCGCCACGCTGAGGTCTGTAGGCGTCCACGGCGTGGTGGGGTTAATAGACTCCGGCAGCACTGGCGCGTGCGCGAGGCTCCAGTACATCGGGAGCGCGATCGCTGTGGCCGTGCCGATATCCATCGTCGTGATGGCTCCGGTGGGCACTAGCCAGGCTTCTGGCTCCGTCGCTCCGCTGTTGCCGGCGATGGTGACCTCGTAGACATATCCGGTCTGGTTGGGCTGCGTCGGCCTGATGCGGTCGCCGACGACAAGCGTGCGGTTCGGCTTCCACTCGGCGCCGTAGTCCTCCATCGCCAAGATGATGACCTCCTGGAGAAAGGCGCCGGTGCTGAGGGTGTATGTGCCGTCCTCCGCGCTGGTGGTTTCTCCGACGACCAGGCGCTGCTCGAACGGGTCGCCGACCTCCGGGGTGATCTCCTGCTTGGCGTAGGTGATCGCGATGAGGTCGCGCACCGCCGGCTGTCCGTTGACGGTGACGGTGCCGGTGACTTGCCCGCCTGTTGCGAACTCTCCCGGCGCCTGGTCCTTGTAGGGGTGCGCTAGGGGGAGGCTCGCCTCAAGGCCCCATTTCCAGGCGAGGTAGCCCTCGACCCGCTCGCGCTCGGTTTCGTTGTCGAGGATGATGATTTCGGCAACATCGACCGGGGCGCGGAATCCGTAGGTTGCTGAGTTCCCTGCTCCGATGCCGACGAAGGCGCCGATGGCTGCGTAGTCGGTGGGGCCGGTGCTGGCGTTCGCTATGGTCGTTTCAAGGTTGCCGTCTACGAATCCCTCGTGATTCCCTGCTTGCGCCTTCCAGCCGAAAAGGTGCCAGTTCTGGTCGACCGCGTTCATCTCTCGCACGACGCTGTCGCCGACGAGCGTGCGGAATTTGTTGTTGCCCTGGCTCAGGCCGACGAAGCGAATCGGTGCGGTGTTTGAGGCTCTGCGCTGAACGTAAAAGTAGGTGTTGTCGGTGTATGCCGTGACTTTGGCGACCATGACCATCGTGACGGAGCCGACGTCTACGTGCCCCGGTGCCGCGAGGTGGTCGTCGATTCCATCAAACCGGAGGACCGGCAGGCCGTTGAGTTCGGCGTCTATTTTTACCGGGCGCGCCGCGGCTGATCCCTGCGTGTAGGTGTTGCCGTTCGGGCTTTTGTCGGCGAGCGCGCTGACGGCTCCGCTGATTTCGGTGATGCTCGCGGCGTCGCTGATGTCGAACCAGGCGTTGAGGCCGGTGTCGAGGTCCGCGGGCGTCCACGGTATGAAGGCCATCAGTCAGCGTCTCCTCTAACTTGAAGCACGAACTGGTCGTCGTCCTCCGTGCTGCTCCCGCTGAGGACCGTTCGCGCTATCCAGAGCGGCGCGAGGCACCCCTCGGCGTCGAAGCGGATGACGTTGCCGGCTGCCCAGCCTGCTCCGAAGCCGGCCGCCCGCATCACGAAGTAGGGGTTGCTGGTGTTCGGGTTGTTCGGCGCGACGTCCGTGCTCGTGTTGCCGGTGCCGATGACGCCGAGGGTCTGGCCGACGATGTTGAAGGTCGTGGCGCTCGTGAACACCAGGGCCCACTTCTCCGTGATGGCGCCGTTGTTGGCGAACTCGATGGGGTTGTCCACGATATTGTAGTTAGCCGTGGTGTCGTCGCCGATCCGGTCGCCGGTCCAGTTCGGCGTGCCGCTGTTCCAGGTCTTTTGCGTGAAGAAGTTAAAGACGCGCGCGTTGACGTCGCCCCAAACCTTCGCGCTGCTGATGATGCTGCCGACCGGGAAGGTGTGCGCCGTGGGCGCGATGAAGCTGAGGTCGCCGGTGATCTGAACGTCGTTGACGACGCTCATGTGCTCGATGCGGTCGTGTATTGCCAGCGGCGTCGTGAGCGCGTTGAGGTCTGCGTCCTGGAGCGTGAGCGGGTCGGCGAAGGTCACGGTGCCGGTCACGAGGTTGGCCGTGTACATGGCCGGGTCGAGTTCTACGCCGTTGGCGTCTTTGACGACGAGGCTCGCTTGCCGGTCTCTCGATAGGACCACTTGCTGTCCCGCCGTCGGGGTGCCGGCGTCGGTTTCCGTGGTGTGGCTGATGACGATGACGTCGCCCTCGCGGAACACTGGCACCTTGCCGTCGCCTGGTAGCCGCACGGGGTCGAGGCCGATGAGGTCCGCGTCGAGGGGGAGGAAGCTGAGGACGATGCCGCTGTAGCGGCCGGTCTCGGGGTGCACGTAGATCGGGTCCACGCCGTCCGTGAATTCCAGGTCTACGACGCCGTTCTCGACGTTGACCGTGCCGGCGACGCTGGGCCCGGTGATGCTGCCGTCGAGCGCCGCCGTTTCGCTGATGATGTTCCCGTCCTCGTCGGTGACGGTGACGATGAGGCTCTGCGGCCGTAGGGGCGCGCCGCCGGTTCTGAAGCTGATCTGACTCGTGACGACGGTCTCGGTCACGCTGCCGGCCGCCGTGATGGTCAGGCCGGCCGCGGCGTTGTCGGGCCAGGCGTCGAGGGTGACGGTGGCGTCCTGGTAGTTGACGGTGCCGACGGCCGTTGCTGCGCCGGTGGCCTGCACGAAGTCCGTGTAGATGATCCCGTCGCGGTCGATGTAGTCCTTGCCGCCGAAGGTGAACCGCAGGCTGCCCGGCAGGAGCGACTCGTAGTCGTCGAACAGCTTAAAGCTGATGGCGTTGTACGGGATGCTCTCCGTGTTCGGCGCCCCTGCTGCGCCGGCAAGGCTGAAGTTGAACAGGATCGGGCCGCTGAGTGTCGTGGAGCGGGTGTAGTTGATGGCCTCCCGGTAGTAAACCCGGGTCTGAGTGTTGCTGTCCCAATAGCTGCGCGTGCGCTGGTAGTCGCGCGAGTAATTGGACTCGACCTCGATGGTGTAGGCGCCGGTCGTGTAGTCGATGGTGCCGTTCCAGCCGATCCAGCCGCCGAGGCCGTCATCGACGACGACGCGCTCAAAGATGCGGGCGGTGCCGTAGGTGCCTGCCGTCCGGTAGCCCTGGTTGAGCTTGGCGACGATGGTGCCGGGCTTGAAGGGCCCGCCTGGGATCGTCCCGCTCGCCGTGCCCGCGGTCACGGTCGGGGCGGCGTCGTTGTAGGTGTCCGCGCCGAGGGTGTCGTAGGCGATGCTGATGCCGCTGGCGTCGTTGGGCGTGATGGTGGGCTTGAAGCGAATCTCGCCGGTGCTGTAGTTGATGATGCCGGTGCCGTCGCCCGCCAGGATGCCGGTGCTTGCCGTGTCGTTGAGGGTGTAGTCCGTGACGCCGGCGGTGTAGGTGACGACGAGCGATCCCGGGTCGATGGCGTTTTCGGCGGTGATGACAATCTCGCCGTTCTCGGCGATGACGCCGGTGCGCTGCGTGACCTCATCGGCGAAGTCCGCGACCCACTCGAAGATCATTTTCGTCCCGACGTCGGGCATGGCGTCGAGCGTCACGGTGAGCGTGCCGGTGGTGAAGTTGATGGTGCCGCTGCCGAAGCCCTCGAAAACGCCGGCGCCGTTGTCGGTGACGGTGTACCACTTCCCGAGGGCCATGTAGCTGATGACCATCGTGCCCGGGCGCGGCTTGAGTTCGGGGAAGGTGTCGATGTAGGTGAAGCCCCGGTTGTTAATGGTGATGGGCGTGGCGACCGATTGCCGCAGGCCGCTGAACGGCGCCCCGCTGCGGTAGGTGATCGTCCCGCTGACCGTGCCGCTGCCGGTGCCGCTCGTGCGGACGCCCTCGATGGTGCCGCTGGCGTAGTTGATCTTGAGTTCTGCCCAGGGCGCGCTGCCGCTGATGCGCTCCAGGATGCCTGCGTCGTTGTCCTGGTAGGTGCTGCCGCTGATGCTGAGGCTGACCGTGCCGCGCACGGCCGGGCGGCGCATGTAGCCGATGACGTTGGTCGCGCTGACGTAGCTGAGGCTGAAGCCCTCGGTGGTGTCGCTGGCTGCTGCGATCCGAGGGTCGGTCGGCCGGGTGAAGAACGAGGCGTCGGCGATGGGGCTCTCGGCCTGCGCGCTCGGGACGAGGCTGGCGTAGATGCTGTTCGCGTTGATGGTGACGTCGCCGTTGGTGATCTCCTCGGTGCTGGTGGTGACGCCCCAGTAGCGCGCCGCGTCTGCGACCTCGGTTTGATAGATGTCCGCGTGGTCGCCGAAGGGGCCGTCGGGGTAAACCTCGCCGCCGGGGAAGGTGACCTTGAGCGTGCTGCTGATGCCGAGGTCCAGGCGCCGCCGCTCAAAGTCGAAGGGGGTCTGGTTGAGGATCACGGTGAAGGTCTGGACCTGGTGCTCGACCTCGGTGATGCGGATGTATTGGAGGTCGCCGTTGGCTGCGTTCTCGATGAGGTAGACGTCGCCGACTTCCGGGATGGCCTGCTCCTCCCGCTGGAAGGCGACGATGCTGCGCTGCCCCTCGTACTGGCTGCCGAGGAGGTCGAATTGCGCGGAGGCGCCTCGCACGACGTAGCTCTCGATGCGGTTCTGCGCGTCGAGGCGTTCGTCGTTTTCGCTGCCGGCGTCGAAGATGACGACCGAGACCCGTTCGTCGGCGGGCGGCTGGACGATGATGGCGTGCGCGCCGAGGTAGACGTCCTGGTTGTCGGTGTCGATGCCGAGGAAGGCTTTACGCAGCGCGACGTCACCGAGGGTCCGGTCGAGCCGGGAAATGTCGGGGAACAGGTTGTTGATGACGCCGTCCTGGATGACGTTGCCGGTCGCTCGGCCGCCGCCGTCGTCCTCATCGCTGAGGACTTGTGATTCGTAGAGCTTGACGTCCGCGGGGGTGATTGGCATTGCCGTGGTCCTTTATGCGGTGAGAAGGTTGATTTCGATGAGGTACGGGTGCGTCGCCTGCTGAATGCCGCCGGCGAGGCGCTGCACTTCCGTGGCTCTGAAGCCTGGGCCCCGGCTCCGGTCGAATACGACGTCGAAGGTGCGGCCGTCGGCCCACTCAAAGGCCAGGGTGGCGCCGAGGGCGAGCGGCGTGGCGACCAGGGTGGCGAGGGCCTCGACCGTGCTGCGCGTCGTCCAGGCGGCGCCGTTGCTTTCCAGGGTGATCTGCCGGCCTTTGGTCTGCTGCGCCTCCTCGACGAGAAGCGCCCCGGTGAGGGTCGGCGTGATGATCTGCCCGACGCCGTGCCCGGTGAATTCGTCGATCCACTGGAGGTCGTCGGGGAGCGTGATGCCTGCGAGGATGATTGCCATCGGGTGCTTATCCTAGATTGAGGCCGGCGCGCTCCAGGGCATCGAGGAGCGCCCTGGCTTCGCGTTCGTCTACGCCGTTGAGCGTCGCGAGGGGCTGGCCGTTGCTCTGGAGGTCTAGTCGGATGGTTCGGTTATTGGACGGTACGCCCGGGGTGCTGTCCCTTCGGGAATTTTCCCCGCCGTTGAAGCCTGACTGCGCCTTGAGCCGTTCCTGCTGCTGCGCGCGGCGCTCTGCCTGCGCTGCCTGCCGCTCGGCGTCCTTGACGCGCTTGATCTCCTGCGCCAGCCGTAGGCTCTCCTGCGCCGCCCTGATGCTCTGCTCCTCGCCGACCGCTTCGGCGTAGGCGAGCTGCTCCTCGAGTTCCTGGATGCGCGCCTGAAAGCGTCGCTCCTCGATGGCCGCGGTGTTGCCCCGGAGTTGGTCGAGTTCGTCCTGGAGGCTCGCCATCGTGCTCTGCGTGCTGTCGCGCAGGCGCTCCATCTCGGCCCTGGCTGCGGCGATCTGGCCGCGGAACTGGTCGAGGGTGGCCTGGTCGAGGAGCCTGGCGTTGCCGACCGCCTGCTCCGCGCGCACGACGAAGGACTCCGCGCTGATGGCGCCGCTCTCGTAGCTTTGGCCGAGGTCGGTGACGGCGATCTTTTGCTGGAGGAATTCCTTGGTCGCCTGCGCGGCGCTCGTGCCGAGCTTCCCGAGGGCGCCCTGCAGGCCGGTGGCGTCGAAGGTCCGCAGGCCTTGGAGGCGAATCTCCTTGATCCGCGCGTTGGCTTCGGCGAGCTGCGTGTTGAGGTCGTCCTTTAGGGCCGTGCCCGCGCCCTTGACGCCGGTGGCGAGGTCTACGAAGCGCGCCCGGGTGGCGTCGCTGAGGGCGGCGACCTGCTCCGTGTAGCCCTGGATGGCGCCGGTCATGATGGCGTAGGCGCCGCCTCCCCGGCTTGCGCCCTCCTCGGCTGCCGTGCCGGCCTCCCTGGATGCCTGGCCGAGCTCCCGGACGCTGCTCGTGGCGCGCTTGGCGCTCTCCCCGACCTGGTCGAAGGATTTTTCGGTGCCGAGCGCCGTGAGCCCTGCCTGGTCGAGCAGGGCGTTGAACTCGCTGAGGTTGATGATCCCGGCGTCGAGGGCGTTGCGCAGGCCCGCGAGCAACTCCTCCCGGCCGGCCTTGGTCTCGATCTGCGCGAAGGCGGCCAGGAAGGCGGCCTTGACCTTCTCGGCCTGCTGCTCGCCGCTGGCGCCGGTTTTCTCGATGCTCTGCGTGATGAGGTTGAAGTCGGCGATGGCCTTGGTGCCGACGCCGCTGATGCCGGTCTCGACCTTGGTGATGTCTACGCTGAGGCGTTCCAGGGCCGCTCTGACGGTGCCGTCGATGGTCTCGGCGAAGGCCTGCGCGTTGATGCGGCCTTCGGCGAAGGCAATCTCGGCGTTGATCTGGAAGGCCCGCAGTTCGTTGGCGGTGAGGTTCTTGAGGGCGGCGCCGAGGCCGGTCTCTAGCTCGGTCGCCGTGATCTGCCCCTCATCCTTGAGGCTTTGTAGCGCCGTGACGACCGCGAGGACGTCTTGCGTGACCGTGAGGTCCCGGCCCTTGAAGATTTCGTCGAGGGCCTTGTCCGTGCTGTCGCCGTCGGCTCGGAGCTTGGCGAACTCGCGGACGACGTTCTCCGCGGCCGCTGCGATCCGGGTGCTGAGGGTGTCGGCGGTCTGCTCTACGGCGTCCTCGGTGCTCTCCAGGCTCGCCTTGTAGGCCTCCACGGCGTCCCGGCCGGTGATCCACTGTTCGTTGGCGGCGTCGAATACTGCGATGCCGCTTTCCTGCGCCGCGATGAGGTCGTCCAGGCTGCTCGCGGCGAAGCCGGTCTGCTCCTGGTACTGCTGAATGCGCCGGGCCGCCTCCTCCTCGACCTTGGCGCCGGCGCTGAGGCTGTCGTCGAGGGCCTTGCGGGCCGCCCGCAGTTGCTGGAAGGCATCGACGAGGCCGTTGAGCTGCGTGATGAAAAACGCCGCGCCGCCGGCCAGGGAGGCGAACTTGAGGCCGTTGAGGCTCAGGGCCGCCTTGCGTGCGCCCTCGGGTATCTTCGTCCCGAGTTGCACGCCGAGGCCCAGGAGGTCCGCTGTGACGTTCTTGAGCTTGACCGCTGCCCAGGCAAGGCCGAAGGCCTTAATCGCCGGGAGGGCTGAAACGATGAAGCCTGCGGTGGCCTTGATGCCCTGGCCGAGCGCGATGATGGCGTCGCTGGCCTCCTTCGCCCATCGGGTGAGGGTGCCGTTCTCCCCGAGGACCGCAATGCGGTCGCTGAGGGCCTTGAGTTGGTCCCGGGCGTAGTCGAGGGCGCCGCTCTCGGCAACCGTGTTGAGGAAGTTCTGCCAGGTGTCCTTGAGGTTGCTGACGAGGCCCGACAGCGTGCTCATGTTCTTCGCTGCGGCGCCGGTGCTCTGCTCTCCCATCGCCTGGATGAGTTGGTTGATGACGTCCGTGCCGAGTTCGCCGGCGCTGCTCATCTTGTTCAGTTCGGCGGTGCTTTTGCCGGTGACTTCCGCGAGGAGCGCCCATACCGGGACGCCGCGCTCGACGAGCTGGAGGATTTCCTCGCCTTGGAGCTTCTGCTTGGCCTGCGCCTGGCCGAGGGCCCGGGTGATGCCGATGAGGCGCTCGTAGCCGCCGCCGAGCTTTTCGTTCTGGTCGACGATGGCTTGCAGCGTGCCGTTCTGCGGGTCGAGGCCGAAGTTCTTGAGGGTGATGAAGGCCTCGGTGACCTGCTCAAGCTGGAGCGGCGTGTTCCGGGTGAAGTCCTTGATCCAGGCCGTGGCGCGTTCGCCCTCCTCCAGGCTGCCCATGACGCTGGAGAGCTGGATGCCGAGCTTCTCGAACTTGTCGCCGGTGGTGAGGACCGCGAGGATGCTGCGTCGGATGGTCTCGAAGCCGACGAAGGCCGCGACTGCCTGGCCGGCTCGCGTGGCGAGCTTGCTGAGGCCGCTGCTCGCGCGCTCCGCGCTCTCCTCGGTCTTGTCGAGGTCTTTGCGGAACTTCGCCAGGGTGCCCCTGGTGAGGTCCTTGGCGCGGATGACGATATTGAGTGCGGTGTCTTTGATGGCCATGCGCTGGTGTCCCGGGGATAAAAAAAAGGCGGCCTTTTGACGGGCCGCCTAAGGGGGCGCGATGCTGCCTCTCACCATCGCGCCCGGGGGAAGGTCGGGGCTCGGCCCTGTTAGAGCCCCTGGCTGATCTTCATGAACTTGGAGATCCCCGCGCCGTTGATGGCGTTGTCGGAGAGCACTTCGAAGTCCATGCTGATTTCGCCGAAGTCGTCGCCGATGAAGCTGAGGCCCTGCGCCGGGCTGAACTTGACGCGGTGCAGCTTGATCTGGATCGGCTTGCCGCCCTGCGCTTCGTTGACGCCGTTGAATACGATCTCGTATTCGAGGCCGGCGCTCGTGAGGGCCTGGGTGATTTCCGCGGCGTCCTTGGTGTAGCTGATCTTGATGCCGGTGGCGTCGATGGCGCCTGCGCCGATGACGACGATGCCGTTGTTTTCAACGGTGTAGTCCACGCCCTCGGTGAGCGCGCCGTCGGCCGTGGTGACGACCGTGAGGTTTTCGGCCGGGTCTCGGATATGGTCGAAGGGGATGAACTCGCCGTCGGTGCCGTTGGTGCTGTGCGGCTCCTCAACGACGGCGCCGCCTTGTGCGACGCTCTCGACCGCGCCGCGCAGCGCGAGCGCCAGGTTGTCTGCGGAGAAGTCGTGCGCGACGAGCGTGCCCGAGAAGTTGCTGATTGAGGTCAGGATGTTCGCGTTACCGCCGCCGGGGCTGGTGTAGTCGCGGAGCTCCTGGCTCTCCTCATCGAATGAAACCTCCAGGTTGGAGCAGTTGCCGATGGGGAAAAGCCCGCCGTCCTCGCTCTTGACCTTGAAGTAAAGCGGGCCTTTGCCGATGTAGCTTCTATCTACGCGCGCCATGTGATTACTCTCCCTGCTGTCGGATTGTTTGGGTCCACGTGATGGCCCAGAACGCGATGCCTCTACCGTTAATGTCGCCGCTGTAGAGGTTCTGCACCTCGACGCTGTTCGGCGCCACTGCTTTGTAAGTCCGCGGCTGTCCCCAGGAGTTGTAGGGGATCATCGTCGCGAGCTTCTCCGTTATCTCCAGCGCGCTCTGGTGCCTGTCGGCCCCGGCGACGTCGCTGCAGATCACCAGGGCCGAGAAGGTGACGAGTGCCTCGCGGAGCCCGCCGCCTTCTACGCCCATGCTCTCGACGCCCTCGATGGCGACTCTCACCGCCTTCGGTTGCGTCACGATCCTGCCGAGTTCGTCCTCGGTGAATCGGCCCGGGTGGTCGCTGACCTCAACGTCTGCGCCGGCTGCCGTTGCCAGGGCCGCGGTGACGTCTTGTAGTGCTGTGGTCAGCGTTCCCATGCGGGCCCTCGCTTTGGCTTGTGCCCATATTCACGCGGGCGGGAGTGGTGCGGTATTCGGGATTTTTCCTATTGGCCCTGGAACTGCGCGATCCATTCGTCGAGCGCGCGGTTGATCTTGTCTGCGGCGCGCTTGCCGACGCCCAGGAAGGGCCGGGCGGGGACGTTCATCTTGCGGGTGTGGCTGCCGACGTTGACGTAGACCGGAAAGGCGAGCGGGTTGCCGAAGGCCTGCGTGATGCGGCGAACGTGCGCGGCGACGCTCTGGCTGCCGCTGAGGCCGTATTGGTGGATCGGGCCGTAGACGACGTTGGTGCCGACCTTGGCGTAGTCGTTGCCCCACTCGTGCTGGATGCTGTTCCGCAGGCGCCGGGTGTCGCTGAGGATTTGCCCGCCGCGGGCGGTCTTTTTCCAGGGCGTGCCGTCCGGTGCCGATTGCTTGCGGAAGTTCAGCTTGGCGTCGTTTTGCAGGATCGCGCCGATGCGCTGCATCAGCGGCCGGGTCTTGTCCTTGGCGATGAGCCGGTCGAGGAGCGCGTTGACCTCATCGGTCTCGGCTTTGATTGTGATGGTGTCTTGCGCCATCAGTAGTCGGCCAGGGTCTCGTGAGTGAAGGTCCGGTCGGTCTCATCGCGCTGCGTCCAGACGTCGCCGGGGCTGTCTCCTGCGTCCTCGGGAAGCTGGAGGGATGCCTTGCCCTGCGCGAGGTCCTGGAGCCGCCTGATGGCCGCCTCGTGGCGCTCTCGCACGACGTCGAGCGGGTTGTCGTCCTGGAGGCGGTAGCGGGCTATGTCGCAGGCCAGGCTGGTGATGACGGCCGGCGTGCTGGCCAGCGGCAGGCTGGTGATGCGGCCGATGTAGATATTGATCGTTTCGCTGGCGTCGGTGATGGCCCGGTCGATCTGGTCGTCGTCGGCGACGTCCTGCGCGTGGTCCCAGGCGTATCGCTTGAGTTCGTTTTCGCCGAAGCGGTCGATTAGGTCTTGCTTTGTGCAATACATTCTGCGGCCTCCATGAGGTCGATGCGGTAGCGGGTGAAGCGCCCCTCCTGGTGGAGCGGCTTCGCCCAGCGGGTCACGGTGAGGCCGGTGCGGGCCTCGAACTCGGCGGCGTGGTAGCCCTTCTCGATGAGCGCCATGCCGATGGCTTCGTTGATGTCCTCGCTGAGGCTGCCGTGGGCGCCGTGGATGAAGCACTCGCCGGGCCTGAGCGGGCTGAGGACCATGAGCGTCGTGAAGGGGTCGGCGTTCTCGTAGGTGGCGTCGCCCTGGTGCACGTAGAGCTTCTCGCTGTCGGGGTCGAGCGGCTCGATGTGGATCGTGACCTTCAACGCTTCGCCCTCCTCCGTTCCTGGTCGAGCAAATAAAAACGCCGGCGCGTGGCCGGCGATTCTGCGTGCGCTGGCGGCCGCTTAGGCTGCCGGGGCGGCGCCTTTGGCTTCGCCATTGGCCTCGCCTTTGTCGTCGCCCTTGTCGTCGTCAGCGGGCTTGCTGGCGGCCTTCTTGCCCGCCGGCTCGATGCAGTGCTCGATGCCGCTGGTTTCCTTGTCCTCGAGCGTGAGCTCGGCGCCCGGCTTGTGCAGTTCGCCGCTGACGCGGACTGCGGATAGGACGGTGTACTTCTTCCCTGCCATGCTGTCTCTCCTTGGTTATGGGTCTCGGGCGCCGGCCTGCTTTCGACCGACGCCCGCGCCCTGTTTATCCCCGGTTAGGCGTTGGCCAGCGTGTTCTCGAAGAAGTACGCGCAGTCCTTGGCGAGGATCAGTTCCTTGACGCTCTCGCCGACCCGCACTTCCGTTGCGCCTCGCAGGCCGACGCTGTCGTCGCGACGGGTCTGCGCTACGCGCTGGCCGAACTGTGCCGTGAGGCCGTAGGTCAGGCCGCGGTTCGGCATGGCTGAGGCGTTGCGGTAGAACAGCAGCGCGTGGTGCTTCCACACTCGGCCGTAGGAGGCTGTCTGGCCCGGCTTGGCGACGTTGAGCTTCGCCTTGGCGACGATGATGCCTTGCAGGCCCAGCGTCTGCGCGATCCAGGACAGGGGCACGAGGCCTTCGTCGCCGGTGGTGCCGTTGTAGGCCTTCACGACGCTCGCGTTGCGGCGAAGGTTCAGGGCGCCGAGGCTGGATACGACCAGCCAGTTCGGCGTCATGAAGGGGACCTCCATCGCGTCGGCCAGTTGCTCCAGCGGCTTGGCGGCGGCGTTGTCCCACTGGTCCGTGCCAGACAACGTCTCCTTGTTGCCGACCTGGTGCGCGGCGGCCGTGAAGGTCGCCTCGGCGACGCGGATTTCACGGTCGAGCATGATGAGTTCGGCCAGCAGTTCGGTCGCGTTGCCCAGCGGGTCGAAGTTCACGTTGGCCGCGGCGTCGATGTCCTTCTGCGGGATGACGTCGCTGAGGCCGTAGTCGCTGGTCATGCTGGACTTCTCGGTGCCTCCGAACTCGACCTGGTTGAACTGGCCCTTACGGTCGATGGTGGTGTCGGGCACGGTAAAGCGGTCGGCTTTGTCGTACTCGGTCCACTTGAACTCCTCCTGGGAGACGGGTGCACGCGGGAGCACGATGTCGGCGATCATGTCCTCGTTGCGGTAGGCCAGCGCGATTGCGGTGCGCTGGGGGTCGGTTACAAACGGTGCGTTCATGGGTGGCTCTCCTTTCCCCTGCGCGGATTAGTAGCGCGACGGCGCGATGAAGACGTCGATGACGTCGCCCGCCACGCCGGCCTGCTCGGCGAAGCCGATGATGTTGGCGCCCGCCGTCGTGGTGGCGACGGCCTGGCCGCTGGCGTTGGCCGTCAGCGCGGCGCCTCGCGTTACGGTGCCGCCGAGGACGACCGCTGCGATGCCGGTTTTGACGACGTCGACGCGCAGGTTGTCGCGGCTGCCGATGCCTTCGGTTACGCCGGCGAACGGCTTGGTGGCGTCAGTCGCCAGGGCGACCTGGCCGTCGGCGGCGCCGATGGCTACGAGGAGCCGGCCGCCGACGGCTGCCGCTACGGTGTACGACTTGATGTGTCCGGGTTGCATGGCTTTCTCCTGTTCCGGCGCGGCCGGGTTACTGGTGCTTCTTCACGACGGCGGCTACGGCTTCCGTGAAGCTGATTTTCGTGCCGGCCTTGGCGCGCTCCTCGCGGTACTCCTGGGCCTTGACGGCGACTTCCTCGGCGCTCAGCGACGTCGTGTCGCCTTCGCTGCCCGCGCTGTGCTCGCCGAAGTCGGGGCCCTGCGCGCGGCTCGCGACGTGGTCGAAGAAGAACTCGACGGCCGTCAGCTTGCGGGCGGCGTCGCCCTCGCCGAACTCGACGGTGCCGTCGGCGTCGATCTGCTCGAGGAAGCTCTTGATGCCGTCGGCCTGCGCCGGCAGGATCTTGCCTTCGCCGACCAGCTTGTCGACCCGCGCGTTGTTGGCGGCGCGGCGCTCGGCGGCACGGGCTTCGGCGTCGCGGCGCTGCTCCTCGGCGAACTCCTCCTGCATGCGCTTGAGGGCGTCCTGGTCGGCCTTGATCTGGTCCTGCGCGGCCTTCAGTTCTTCGGGGGTCATAAGGTCGTCTCCTTCACTCTCGGTGTAGGCCGCGTTGGCCTCGTCTTTCGTGGGCATCGGCCGGCGCGCGGCGTCTTCGGCGCTCTCGACCAGGTAGCTGGGGATCGCTTTGTCGGCTTCCTCGACGCCGAACTTCTCGATGAGGAACTCGCGGAGGCGTCGGAAGATCCCCGCGCTTTCCCACTCGGCGGCGAATTCGACGACGCCCTCCTCATCCTCGGAGAACTGCACGCCCTCCAGTCCTTTGATGGCCGGCGGCATGGCGCCCAGGAAGCCGACGTGCCTGAGGTAGTAGGCGCCTGGCTTCGGGTTGCTCGGTGCGTCCGGTGCGTAGAAGCTGGCGCTGACCTTCTTGTAGGTCCCCTTCTGCACGAGTTCCGCGAAGTCCGCGTTGACCTGGCTCGGCACAGCGTCGAGGTTGCCCTCCTGGTATTCGAGGCCGCTGATCCAGCCGAAGGCCGGGCCGTTGTCCTTGGGGTGGCCGACGACGATGGGCGCCTCGTGGAGCTTGGGGTCGTAGGCCTCCGCGGCTTGGCGCACGGCGTCGTCGCTGAAGTCGAGCGTGGTGCCCGCTGCGCTGGTGTGCCGGCCGGTGCGGAAGATATGGATTCGCTTCATTCGTTGGGCCCGATTGCTGTGGTCGATGCCTTGCTGATGGGCTCATTGAACGACGCGGGCCGCCGTGGCGGTATTCGGGATTTTTCCGGGGGAATGAAAAAGGCCGCCTCGGCGGGCGGCCTCGGTGACTCAGTGAGTCACGCTTGTGTCACTCGGTGTGTCAGTCGGTCGTGAGCCAGTCGGCGAAGCCGATGATGGCGATGACGCCCATGATGGTGCCGAGGGTGACGCCGCTGATGCCGAGGATGGTCCCTGCGGCGACGTAGCCGCCGATCTTGATGGGGTGCGTGTTCATGGTGTGCCTCCTTCCCTAGAACGGGATGTCGTCGTCGTCGAGTGTGGATTGCTCGGGCTGCGCTGCCGGCCGCGGCTGCGCCTGGGGCTCGGGGTAGCCGCCGGTGTCGCTGGCCTGCCGGCCGCCGCCGAGGAGGATCACATCGCGGACCTGGACCTCGGTGGTGTAGCGGTCGTTGCCTTGCTGGTCCTGCCACTTGCGCGTGGCGAGCTTGCCCTGCAGGAACAGTCGGTCGCCCTTCTTCGCGTGGTCGCGGATGATCTCGGCCGGCTGGCGGTACACGACGACGCGGTGCCATTCCGTGCGGTCGATCCATTGCCCGGTGTTGCGGTCCTTGAAGCCGTCGTCGGTTGCGATCCGTAGGTTGGCGATGCAGTCGCCGCTCTGCGAGTAGCGGACCTCGGGGTCGGTTCCGAGGTTGCCGATGAGGCTGACTTGGTTGAGTGCTTTCATCGTTGTTCTTCTCCCTGTCGGTATTTGACGGCGCAGGCGCCGCATAGGTACTCGACGCGCCCTGATGGCTTGCGTCGCTTGTCGTGGCGCCCGTAGGCGCGGCAGATGCCGCAGTAGCGTCCTTGCTGGCCGCGGCGGTACGGGTGCGCTGCCTCGTGCGTCATTGGCTCGCCTCCTTCGCCTTGCGGCGCTGCGCGGCGTTGTACTCGGCGACCATGCCGCGGAAATTGTGCGGCAGGGTGTTCATGTAGCCGGGGCTCTCGCGCACGCGCCGTGCGTGGTGAACGACGAGGGCCGCCGTGTTCCTGGCGTGGGTGCGCGCGAGTTCGTGGAGGTGGGGCGGGAGCTGCTCCAGGGCGTGCTCGTGCGGCTCGCCGCGGAGGAAGCTGCGGATCATCGAGGCCGCCGCCTTGCGCGGGGTCATTTCCCGGCCTCGATCTGGTCGTACAGAACGTCGCTGATGGCGTCCTGGAGGTTGATGACCGGGTGCGTCTGGTTGGGCGCGCTCTGGAGGAACACGGCCATTGCTCGGGCGGTCTCCCGGTTGACGGTCGTGCCTTCGAGGAGGTCGGTCAGGCGGTCGGTGCTGTACATGGCCTCCTCGCGGGCCTCGCGGATTTGCTCGGGGCTCATGGGTCTTTCCTCTCGGTCTGGACCCAGGCGCGGCTGCCGCGCGTCTTGAGTCGGTCGGCTTGCTTTTGCAGGCTCTCGCGCCACTCGGGCGTGTTGGGCGCCGTGTTCCAGCGGATGGGGCTGTCGCCTTCGTCCTGCACGACGAGGACCGCTATGGTTTCTTCGCTCATGCCGCGGCCTCCTGGTAGTTCTCGCTGTCGGCCATCGACTCGCGTCGCGTGAGCAGCGCGCCCAGGTGCGGGTGCGTGAGGGTGATGAGGCGCGTGTAGTAGGCGCGGTAGTTGTTGTTGAGCTTGAACTCCTCGCCTCGCGTGCCGGCGATCCGGTTCCAGCGGAGGACCTCGAACAGCATCCCCATGCCGATCCGGGGCCGGCCCTGGTTGTAGGCGTGGCGAACGAGGCCGACGAGTTCCTCGAAAACGTCCGGGTTCTCCGCGTGGAAGGCTCGAAAGGCCCGGCCGTGCTTGGTGTCGAACTCGGGCTGTTCGAGGAAGGAAAGCTGCCCCGGGTTCGGGGCTGTCTGGGGCCTGCCGGCGATGATTCCGTTGGTCATGCCGTCACCTCCCGCGCGTAGATGCGCCCGTTGAGGCTGATGGTCGTGATGCGGCCGATCTCGACCAGGTAGGGGACGTCGATGGCGCTGCCCTTGCGGTGCCCGACTTCGAGCCATTCGTCGAGCGGGTTGATGGGCGCGAAGTCCCGGGCTCGGGTGAAGGTCTGGCTGGCGAGGCGTCGCTTGAAGGCCTGCCGGTGCGCGTGGAGGTCTGCGAGCAGTTCCTCCTGCCGTGCCAGCATGGCCTGGAGTCTCAGGCCGCGCCCGCGGTCGCCGGTGCTGGTGTGGAGGTGCGTGATCTTGCTCATTAGATTTCTCCTCGCGCGCGCGCGCTCGCGGAGCTTCTGCTCTGCCCAGCGGTCTGCGCTGTGGTCGATTTCGGGGCTGCCCTGGCACTCGACGGTGCCGACGGTGTTGCCGTTGTGGTCTCGGAGGTTGAGGGCCTTGTGCGGGTAGCCCGCGTCCACGATCCGGTGCCGGGCGGCGTTGAGGGCCCACATGGCGAGCTCCTCCCGGTTCATCTGGACGAGGGCGTCGTTGCCCAGGGCGTCGTTGTCGATGGTGATCGTGATCTTCATGCGGTCGCCTCCCCGTACATCGCCCGGTCGGTGTGCTCCGCGAGGGCGCGGCCGAGGTGGCGCAGGAAGTGGCAGACGTCGCCGTTGCAGAAGTCGATCTTCACGAGGGCGGTCTTGATGGCCTGCTGCTCGTGAAGCGGCGCCTGCTTTGCCGCCTCGACGACCGTGCTGTAGGTCATGAAGTGGTGCGTGCGGTCGGTCGCGATGCTGAAGTTGGCGAGCGGGTCCACGCCCTTCTCATCGAGGAGGGTGTCGATCCAGTCGGCGAAGTTCGCGCGTGCGTGCTCCAGGCTCATGCCGTCACCTCCTGCACGGTGTGCATGCCGAGGTAGGCTTCGAGGGTCCAGGCGTGGTTTCGCGCGGCCTCCTCGGTGCTGTGGACGCCGACGACGTGTCCGTTGATTCGCGTGGTGTAGGCGTCGCGTGGGTCGGGCGCTGTGCTCATGGTGTCTCTCCGGTTTTTGCTTATGGTCGGCTTGTTGCCGACGCACCAATACTGGCAAGCGATCCGGTATTAGGCAAGCGTTAGCCGGTTTTTATGCGTCATTTTCCGGTTCCCGCCGGTATGGCCCGGGCAAAAAAAAGCCCGCCGAAGCGGGCAGGGCCGGCGGTGGCCGGCTAGGAGGCGGTGATGTCGCAGTCGCTGCAGAGGTAGCTCCCGTCGGTCTGCTCGACGCCGCAGTCCTGGCAGCGGGTCAGCGTGCCTTCGACGAGGGCCCGCAGGCGCTCCCGGTCATCGGTGTGGCTGTAACGGTCGTCGTCGTCCTGCGGCCACAACTCGGGCTGGTCGAGGTCCTCCCCGTCCTCGGCGTACTCGTGCGCGAGGGTGACGCCCTGGTACCAACTGCCCGGCTGGAGGCGGTGCATGACGCTCCAGACGCCGCTGCAGGCGTCGTGGTACTGGTTGTCGGGGATGCTGTTCTTGAAGTTGTCGTAGTCGATGCCCTGGATCGCCTCGGCGATGACGGCCGCCAGTTCGCCCTTGAGCACTTGCGTGCGGTAGCGGTAGTCGGCGTTGTCGGTCTGCTCGATGGGTCGGCCTGGTAGGACCGCTTCCAGGTGCTCGCGCCGGCGGGCGCGCACGATGAGGACGTTGTCGTAGTCGCGGTGCTTTACCGCGCTGATGAATCCGTGAGGGGTGAATATCCACATGGCCGGGGCTCCTTGTTATTGTGCCTGCCCCGGCAGTATACCATGTTTCTCCGGTATTCTCCCGGTGTGCTACCGGGTGACTTTGACTTCCAGTTGGTCCTCCAGTTCGTCCGCGGCCTCGCTGCGCTCCCCTTCGGGCCTGGACTCGGGCGCGAGGAACATCTGCCATTCGCTGCCGTAGGCGTCCGTGTCGGTCGGGGTGAGGGTCCAGGTGTCTGGCATCCCTGCGACGGGCTCGACGGTGCCTGGGATCGCGTGGTGCGCGTGCAGGCCGAGGTCGGGCACGGTCCAGCCTGGCTCGGTCCACGCCAGGCCGCCGCCCTCAAGGTCGAAGGCGTGCACGGCGGCGCGGATGACGCCGTTGGGTGGGCTGATGGCGATGCGCTCGCCGTCCCGGCTGGCTTCTCCTGGTGTTCTCATCGGTTGCTCCTGATGACGTCCTCGAGTTTACGGCCGTCGGGCCATTCGTCATAGCCTCGGGCCTTGAACATGGCGATGATCCGGTCCCGCTCCGCGGCGCTGCCGGCGACGATCCGGTCGAGGTCGTCGAACAGGCTGAGGGAGTTCTTGAGGATCGTTTCGTTGTTGCTGGTCTGGCTGGCGTTCTTCATCTCCGCGACGGTGCTGCGGCGGTTCCTGCGCACGTAGTCGCCCTTGGTCTCTCCGAAGGCGTCATGGCCGTAGCTGATGGCGTCCATGCGGGCGGCGACCTTGGCCTTCCACACGACGCCCGGGCGGCTCTGCGCGCTCCTGGCGGTCTTGATGCGGGTGAAGAAGTAGCTGGCGCCGCCGGTCTGGAGGTCGGCCCCTGGGCTCATGCCGCCGGGCGGGATGCCGCGCCTGATCTTGTCCGTGGTCGGGGCCATCTGCCCGCCGCCGTCGAGGACCTTTTCGAGCATCGACTCGATGGTGTTGCCGCCGGTGACGCTGTGGTGCAGGCGGTAGCCCTTCTCGAAGGCTGACCATTCCGGGCTGCCGAGGAGTTCCGGGCGGTAGCGTACTGTGCGGCCGTGATCGTATGCCTGCTTCACACCTTCGGGCCGGTAGTGCGGGCTCGCGTCGAGGTCCACGCCGGTCTTGCTGCTGATGTGCGCCTTGGCGGCCTCGATGTCGCCCTTCTCGATGGCCTTCTTGAAGGCGGCGTCGGTGTCGATCTTGTTCGCGTAGGCGATCTGCTGGAGGTAAAGGAGTTCGTGCTGCTTCCGGGTCGGCTTGGTGGTGTCGATGCCGAGCTCCTCGATGGCCTCCATGACGCGCGCGCTCGATGCCGGGCCGTGGCCTGGTGCTTCGACTTCGATGCGGTTCCACATGGCAAAGGCCGTGTTGCCCTCCTGCGGCCAGTAGCGGATGACGGTGCCGTCGTCGAGGGTCCGCTCGTAGTGCCTGATCCCGGATAGCTCCCGGGTGAGGTCGAAGGTCTGCCCGTTGTCCTGCTGCCGCCCGTTCTTGAGGTCGCTGAGGGCGTAGGTCGTTTTCTTCTGCGTCCAGGGGCTTTTGCCGCCGGGGGCCTTGGCGTCGGCGATCTTGACGCCGTTCCACGTGGAGCGCGCGTCGGGGAGCGTCCAGGCGGGCTTGCCGCTGTCCTTGGCGTTCTTGATCTGCTCGATGAAGGGCCCGGTCTCGGCGATGTAGGCGTCGAGCTGCGCCTGCGGGCGCCGCTTCTCCTTGACCTCGGTGGTGAGGGCTCTGACGATCTGCTCGTGCCGGGTTAGCGCGCTGACGATCTTGCTCTTTGCGCCGTCGGAGAAGCTGGCCTCGCCTTTCCCGACCCGGCTGCGGATGCTGATGATGGCCTGCTTGATCTTGTCGTTGATGTCGCTGTAGTCGGGCGTGGTGTTGCTGGCCTGCGCGACCTGGCGTTCGAGGTCGGCCGCGGCGCTCTCCCGGACCTTGAGGTAGCCGCCGGTGACGTCCTTCTTCTGCGCGTTGCGCTTCTGCCACACCAGGACTTGCTGGTCCTCGATGAGATCCTTGTCGGCGTCGATGGCGTAGCCGTTGACCCGGCTGTCGGCGATCCGCTCCTGCTCCGTGGGCGTGACGCGCGCCGTGCTCGCCGGGACGGGCTCGGGCTCGGGCACCGCGTCCGGGTAGCGGCTCCTGATGTATTCGCGCCGCTCCTTGAGGGTCTTTGCCAGGGCCTTGCGCTTCGCCGCGTCCTCGGGCCCGTAGGCGGCGACGAGGTCGTCGATCTGCTTGTCGGTGATGGAGAGCACCTTCCGGGCGCCGGCGAGTTCCTGGGCTTCCGTGACCTTGCCGAAGACGCTGGTGGTCTGGCTCGCGGTGCCGTCGCGCAGGCTCTCCAGTTCGGTGACGTCCGGTCCCCACTCGGTGGACTTCTTGAGGCTCCCCTGCGCGCGGTAGCGCATGGCGCCGCCGGTGTCGACGCGGATCGCCCGGCCGCCCTTGAGGAGGAGGTTGTCGTAGTTCATGCCCACGACGTCCCAATTCCCCAGCCAGGCGTCTACGACGAAGTTGTCCCGGGCGCCTGGTACGTCCGTGTCGATGAGCTTTCGGGCGTCTGATCTGAGGCCGTCGATGATTCTGGAGGCGATGGCCGGCTGCCCCTGGAAGGTGATGAGTTCCAGGTGCGGGGCCTCGACGCCGGCGGCCTCGTAGAGCTTTGCGGCGAGGACTTCGTTGCGGGCGTTGTCCGCACTCGCCGGCTGCTTGATGTACCACTCGATGCCGGTGTCGGTGTCCTTGTAGAAGCCGCCCGGGTTGCTGCCCTTCTGAGGGCCGGTCTGAATGAGCGCGTTGGTGTTGATGGTCGGCGTCGCGGTGGTCTGCCCTTTCGGCTCCGGGGTGTCGTCGAGGATGGCCTGCGCGACCTTCGGGGTTTCGGGCGCGCCCGGGGCTTTGGCGACGCTTTGCTTTAAGCCCTTCATCACTTCGGCCTTCACCGAGTCCGAGAAGGTCTCGAATACGTCGGGCGCCGGGAAGGGTGAGGTTTCCCCGCCGGCACGCAGCCAAAGCGCCGCGTAGTCGTCGCCGCCCTCCTTTGCCTGCTTGGCGGCCAGGGCGGCCTTTTTCTTCTCGATGTCCGCGAGGATCGCGGCTTTGCCGTCGGCGTCGAAGCTGTCGAATATCTCCTGCTGCTGCGGGCTCGGGAGCTTGCCCTCGACGATCTTCTTCTTGTACGCGCTGATGATGACGGTCTGCTTGATCTTGAAGGCGCCGGCCTCGACCTGCGCGAGCAGTTCCTTCGGGTTGTTGCTGGCCTCCCCGGTCTCCTGGAGCTTGGCGAGGACCTTCTGCTTGTCCCCTGGCTGCGTGTCGGCCTTGCCCTCGGCGATCTGCGCGAGTTCGGCCTTGGCGGCGTTGACGCCGGTCTTTTCGTTGACCGCGTCGATGAGCTTCGCCTTCTGCCCGTCGGTGAGGGTGTCGAAGTGCGCCTTCGCCTCGGGCGTCGGTTCGTTGCCCTTGATGAGCGCGGTTTTCCAGTTCTGTTCGAGGGCCTTGCCCTTGTAGTACGCGGCCTTCTCCTTCGCCGTGGCAAGGAGCGCGACCGGGTCCATGTTGGGCTTGGCCTTCTGGAGCTTCTTGATCTCGGGCGCGAGGTATGGGGTGTTGGCATCGAGCGCCTGGTCGATGGCGAGCTGCGCCTCCTTCTTCGGCTTGAGGAGTTCGTCGAGGGCCTCCATCTGGCTGACGCGCTTCTCGTAGTTCGCCTGCGCGATGGCCTGCTTCGCCCGGGCGGCCTTGATGGCGGCGCGCTGCTCGGCGGTGAGCATGGCCTTGGCCTTCTCATCGGCGGCGGCGAGGAGCTTCTCCATGCGGGCCTTGCCGGGGTTGTGGTGCCAGCCGGGGTCTACGTCCTTGGGCACCTTGATCTGCGCGCCGGTGCGCGGGTTCGTCCAGGTGCGGGTTTCTATCTCGGGCTTCGCCTTCGGGGTGAGGCCCATTTCCTTGACCTCCTGCGCGTCCATCTGGATGACGCCGCAGCGGCAATTACTGAGCACGTAGGCTGGAGCATGGGCGCCGTCACACGCTAATATCTGCCCGCTTTCCGTTTGGAGGTCGTAGACGTGACCAGAATAATCGCTGACGCTGATCGCCTCGACGCGGTCAATCTCTACCTCTCCGGGGGCTCCGTTGAGGAGGTCGCGGTGCGCCTCGGGGTTGGCCTCAGCACCGCCCGTCGGCGTTTGCGCGACTGGGGTGTCCCCATGCGGTCCAAGCGCGAGGCTGCGAGGTTGGCGGGCGCGAAGCTGGCCGGGCGCAAGCGGCCCGCTCTGCACAAGCCCGTGCCACCAGAGGCGGTCGAGCTGTATGAAGCCGGCGCCTCCCTCCGCGAGCTGGCTGATCGCTTCGGGAAGTGCCGCAAGCATATCGCGCGCCATCTGCGGGCCTGCGGCGTTGATGTGAGCCGGCGCCGGACTATCGCTGCTAAGTATGGGCCCGGGCAGGTGCGCGCTTGGGCCGCCGGCGCCTCCGCTGCCGCCGCCCGCCGTCCCGTCGACCGGTCGGCCCGGGCGCGGGCTCGCCAGCGCAGCCTTGGCGGGGTCCGGTGGTGCCGGTTCGAGCGCGAGGTATTCGACGAGCTGGTCTGCCGCGGCCTGGAGCCGGTGCACCAGCTCGCGGTCGAGGCTTACAACGTCGATATCGCCTTGCCCGAGCACGGCCTCGCCGTGGAGGTTGAACGCGGCGCGTGGGCAGGCGCCACGAGCGCCGCGCGCGAGCGCGTTGAATGCCTGCTCAATCGTGGGTGGCTTCTCGTGTTCGTGCGCACCGGCCGCCATGGCGCCCCTGTCGATTTTCGGCGCATAGGCGATCAGCTCGTCGCCTTGGCGGAGGTCGCCGGCCGCCACCCATCCCGCCGTGGTCAATACCGGGTGCTGCGCCGTGACGGTGAATTCGCCCCTGGCCCCGCGCACCTTCACGATCTGCCCTTCGTAATGGGCGCGGATGCCGAGGTAGGCGTTACCGCTGACACGCTGCCACGGCAGTAAAGAATTCCAGCCGTTGGGCGGGAAGTGGGTCGTCCAGAAGTCGCTGGTGACCGGGTGCACTTCCCCGTCCCTGGCGGCGTGCTCGGGCCGCGTGCGGCTGTCGTCTACGGCGTCGTACATGAGGTAGGGCATGGTCGCCGCGTTCTTGCTGATGCTGTCCCATTGCCCGACGGCGTAGGCGCTCTGGAGGTTGCTGCGGAAGATGGTCTCCAGGCGGCTCGCGCTGCCGAGCTGCGCCTTGACGACTTTGCCGGTCTGCGGGTCGATGACGTCCTTCTTGCCCCACCAGCCGGCCTTCTGGAGTTCGGGGATCAGTTCCTTGCTGAAGTCCTGGAGGGTGGTGCCGTTGTCGATGGCGTCCTGCACGCGCTTCTGCACGGTGGCGAGGAGGTCCGTGTCCATCATCTTCGCGACGGTGAAGGCGGCGTCGTGCTCCGCGCCGATCATGTCCTGCCAGGCGAAGGTCGGGTTGAGGCCTTTGTCCATGAAGAACGCGATGGCCTCCGCGGGCGCCAGGTTGAAGCTGACGCCGGCTTCGAAGTATTCGACGATCTTAATCGGGCTGCCCTCTGAACATTCCCATGAGCCTGGCGCCGATGGTGGCGCGCTGGACCTTCTGCACGGCGTCCTCGCCGGCGGCCTCGGCCATCATATCGGTGAGGTGCTTCTGGAAGGTCTCGAAGTCGCCGCTCTCCTCGAGGAAGCCGATGAGCTTCTCGACCCGGTCCCCGTACAGGGCGTTGTAGTCCCTGGCGAGGGCCGCCGCGGCGTCGGCGATGATTTGCTGGTCGCTGCGGTGGTTGGCGCGTCGCTGCAGGAGGCTTGTGACCTCGGCGAACTCGGCCGGCAGGGCGCCGGTGCCGTTGGTGAGGGCTTGGCCGTCAACCGGGGCGGGCTCGCTGCGCGGTACCCAGCCGGCGCCGTAGGTCTCCTCGATGTACTCCGGGGTCGGCTTGTAGCCGAGGGCGTAGACCTTGCCGTCCCGCTCGGCCCGCTGGTTGAGGTCCTCCTCGGGCTCGGTCTCCCGGAGGATGCGCGGGGTGTTGGCGTTCGGGAAGTTCCACTCGGTGAGCCAGGTGGCGACCTGGCGTCGGAATGATTCGTTGATGAGGTCGGCGTCGGCGTCGATGACGGCTTCGCTGACGCTCTCGTGCACCTGTGCCTGGCTGAGGCTGCTGCCGTCGTCCGTGGTCATGGTCTGGCTGAGGACGACTTTGCTGATGGCCTTGTCCATGCGCTCGCAGAGGCCGTCGTAGTCGGCCGTGCCGCTGCGCGCCGCCTCGATGAGTTCCCAGGTCATGCTTTCCGGTATAACGGCGCCGCTGTCGCTCTGGATGGCGGCGAGGGCCCTCTTGGCTTTGGCGAGTTGCCCGGGGTCGTCGATCTGCCCGTCCGGGAGGCGCATGACGGTGGTGGGCATGCCGAACTTTTCGAGGAAGATCAGCCAGAACTTGATGTCGCTGCGCTTGAAGAAAACCGGCCAGTACAGCGCGTGCGCGAGGCCCTGCCCGTAGGGGTTGTCGTGGTGGTTGCCGCCGGCCGTGTAGGTCCAGAACTTGCGCTCGGGCATCTTGACGCCCTGCGGGTGCAGGGTGTCGATGAGGTGGAGCTCGTGGTCCTGGTTGAACTTGAACCGGCTGCGGTCGCGGACCTTGATGGCGTCGAGCCCGACGAGCCCGCCTTCCATGCGGTACATGGCCTCGGCGACGCCGAAGCCGTAGAAAATCCCGTAGAGCATCTTGTCGGTGACGTCATCCCAGCGGATGTGGTCGAGCTGCTCGCGCAGGAAGTCCGCGGCGCGCTTGTCCTGCGCGCTGTCGCTGTAGGGCTCGACGGTCCAGCTTGCGCTGGTGACGCCGGTGCGGCGTTGCTGGAACGTGCTGATGACCTGGTCGTCGCGGAGGAGTTCGTCGTAGACGGTGTAGTCCCGGCCGCGGCGCACGAGCACGGTGTCCGGGTTCTCGACCAGGATGCCGGTGTAGGCTTGGGTGAGCGCGAGGCCGTGGTCGGCCTTGGCGAGTTCTTGCAGTTCTGGCTTGTCGGCCATCACATGAATCCTCCGAAGTTGTCGCCGCTGCCGAGGCCGAGGTCGTATTCCTCGGATTCCCTGCGGTGGCTGGTTTCCTCCTCCAGGCCGGCCCTGCGGCCGCCGGCGGCGTGGTAATCAACGCGGACGCGCGTGCTGTGCGCCCAGGCGAGGTATTGGCTGGTGCTGTCTACCTGGTCGTCGTGGGTGCTGAGTGGGAAGCCGAATAGCTCCATCTCGTAGTCGGTGAGCCAGGCGGCGGCCTCCGGGAGCCAGACCATGCCGGCTTCGAAGATGCTGCTGACCGCGACGAGGCGGTCGATCTTGTTGACGCCCTTCGGGTCCACGGCGATGACCGGCGGGACGATGAGTTTGCCGCCGACGGTGATGCCTTCTCGTAGTTCCTGGATCAAACTCTGCCCGCTCGCCTTGTCCTCGATGAGCACCGCTTGGGGCTCCCATCGCATCGCCTGGGAAATGACCGCCCGCTTGACGTCCGGGTATTTGAGCCGATCCCGGAAAACCTCGAGGAGGTAATAGCGCCGCGTCCGGGTCTCTCCCCAGGTCGTGCACACGGAGGGGTCGTTTATCTCCTTGTCTTTGTAGGCGGTATCCCAGCTTTGCACTATTCGGGAAAATTCCGCGGGGCGCTCCTCGTATCGCCTGATCCAGTTGCGCTGGATGAGCGAGCCCTCCTGCGGCCGCGGCCGTTGCTGGTAGAGCGAGGCCCAGCGGCGGCTGCCCTTGCGCTTCTCGCTTTCCCATTCCTCGGCGGGCTTGTACTCGGTCCAGAGGAACTCGCCGATCTGGCGGCCGAGGGGGTCGTCCTCCCGGGTGCACTCGGCCTCGATGCAGATGACGAACCATTCGTCGCCTTGCTGGCTGGTGATCCAGCCGCTTTCGCCGTCCCAGTCGTCCGGGAGGATGCGGCCGCTGAGGTCGTCCTCGTGCCAGCGGGTCTGGATGATGAGTTGCAGGCCGCCGGGCTTGAGTCGGGTGGCGAGGTCGTCCTGGTAGGCGTCCCAGGTCTTGTCGCGGATCGTCGGGCTGTCGGCCTGCTCGCGCCCCTGGACGGGGTCGTCGATGGCGAGGAGCTTGGCCCGGTTGCCGGTCATGCCTGACAGGATGCCGCCGCTCATGTAGGTCGCGCCGTTGGTGAGGCTCCAGTCGTCGGCGGCGCGGTTGCCGGGTTCGAGGCCGGCGCCGAATAGCTCCCGGTAGGCTTCGCCGCTGACGATCTGCCGGCAGCGTCGCCCGAACTTCTTTGCGAGGTCTGAGCCGTAGCTGGCGCAGATGACGGGTTCGTTGGGGTTGTTGCCCATGAACCAGGTGGGGAAGGTGACGGTGCCGTAGGTGCTCTTTGCGCTGCCCGGCGGCATGAACACCATGAGCCGGCGCATCCGGTGGTCGGGGTCGGCCAGTTGCATCAGGGCGGCGTTGAGGAGGTCGTGGTGCGCGGCTGGGCTGACCTTCTCGGGGTAGAACTCCTCGCAGTCCTCGTCGTCGTTGAGGGGCGCCCCTGGTATCTCGATGTGCCGGCAGTAGGCGTGCAGGTTCCCTGCGATGCGGCTTAGTCGCTCGGCCTCCAGCAGTTCCAGGACTTCGGCTTCGATCTCATTTCTTGCCGCCGTCACCGCGTAGCTGCTCCGTGAGTTCGCTGATCCGCGCGAGGCGCTCCTCGCTGGACATGGTGCGCGGGTCTGGCCGGCCTTCCCATTCCTTCTCCCCGGTCGGGTCCGTGAGGGCCGTCTTTGCCGGGGCGTAGGCGCCGATGACCTTCGCGCTCTGGTCCTGGATGCGGAGCAGGGTGTCGATGGCCTTGGTGTCGCCCTTCTGCGCCCGGCTGATGAGGCCCTGGATCATCTTGTTATTGCGCGCCAGCATTTTCCTGCGGAATAGCTCGGCGGCCTCCTTGGTGCCGTCCTCGATCTCCTTGAGGGCCTCCTGCACGAGTTGGTGCGCTCGGGACTTGCTGCAGCCGATCTGCGCGGCGATCTGGCTGAATGAGGCCTCGGCGATTGCCAGTGCGAGCGCGGTTTCTCGCTTCTGCGCGACGGTGATCCGGTTGGAGGTTCGCTTGCCCATCGTCCAGTCCTTATTCGTCCAGCGCGCTTAGGGCGAGGCCGTCGAGGTCGATGCTGGCCGCGTCCCCTGCTGCCTCGGTCGCCTTCTTCGGGTCGCCTTTGACGAAAACCATGACGTTTTCGAAGGCCCGGAACACTTCGCGGTGGTCGCCGAAGTGGCTGCTGATGGCTCGGCTCATGCCCTTGATGTCGTGGAGCCTGGGGCTGCCCTTGGCGAAAACGAGGGCGTTCTGGTGGCCCTTGGTGAGCTTGCGGCTGTTGGTGAAGGCCCCGGCGGCGCGCATGGCGTTGGCGGCGATGTTCGTGAGCAGCACGCATTCGTTGTAGTACGTGAGCCCGGCGTCCTCGAACGCTTTGATCGTGTCCTGCACGAAGCCGTGGTAGCCGCCTTTCGGGGTCCGGACCTCGCCGACGACGAAAACGGCGAAGCGGTCGTCCTTCAGCAGCGCGCAGGAGTTGGCGATGATTTCCCGGTAGGCCGCGAGGAATTCGTCGTAGCCGAGGGTGCTGATGTCGGCCGGGTTGTCGCTGTAGACCTCCAGGTCGGCGTAGGGCGGGCAACTGAACAGGAGGTCGTATTCGCCCGGCGCGAGTTCCTTGGCGTTGCGGCTGTCGCCTTCGATCCAGACGGCGCCGATCTGCTCGACGAGGTCGTCGAGGATGCCCTGGTCCTGCGTGGCGAGGGCGCTGATGGGGTCCATGCTGGCGAGGGCGATCTTTTCCTCGTGCTCGCTGAGGTCCACGTATTTGACGGGTATGTTTTCGCCGTCGCGCATTGCCAGGGTGACGCGGAGGTGGCCGTCGATGAGGTGGCCGGTGCGCTGGTTGACGACGACTTCTTGAATCCAGCCGATCTCCTCCAGCACGCCCGCGAGGGCCTTTTGCTGGTGCTCGGGGTGGTAGCGAAAGTTGAAGGGGTTGGCGAGGAGCTGCGCGGGATCTTCGACGCCGCTGCCGATGATGCGGTTGCGCCAGCCGCTGGTCGGTTCTTCGCTCATGGGGGCTCCTGTTATTTGGCGAGGGCTGCGGCGGCGTCCTTCTGCTTGCTGCCGGTGCTGCTGCCGAAGAAGAAATTGAGCACTTGCGCCTGGCCGGCGCCGAGGATGCCCAGGAGGACGTTGGCGATTTCCTTCTGCTCGGGCTCGATGGTGACGTCGCCGGTGAACAGCGAGACCAGGAGCCAGATGAAGCCGCCGGTGTACACGGTGCCGAGGATCATCTGCGGCGCGAGGCCCTTGATGGCGGCGAGGTCGCGGGCGCTTTTGCGGTCGTCCACGTTGATGCGCTGGAGGTCGATGTCGAGGCGGCGCATCTCGATCTTGAGGTCGGCTTCGGCCTCCCGGAGCTTGAGGAGGATGCTCGGGTCGCCGCTGGCGACGGCCGTGGCGAGGTCGCTTTCGCTCGTGGCGTTCGGGTCCATGCCGAGCTTCTCGGCGGCGATGCGCACGGCGACGCCGGCCATCGGGCCGCCCAGGGCCGTGGCGAGGGCTGGTGCGACGGTGGCGAGGGTGCGCTTCCAGTCGAAACTCATGAGCGGGCCTCGAAGGCTTGCGCCTCGGTGAGCAGCGTGTAGGTGAAGGTCTGGCCGTAGCGTGCGGCGGCGCGTCGGACGAGGCACATAACGAGGTCGAACTCCTCGGCTTGCGGCATGACCTGGCAGCCGGCGCTCCACTTCCCGACCGGGCTGTCGACGTCGGTGAGGCGCCCTGCCCGGTGGAGGTTGATGCCGTGGAGCCCGGTGTCCTCGGGGCCCTGGTTGAGGGTGTGGTTGCGGTCGTTGTCGCGCCACACGGTCATGGCGCCGCGCTGGACGAGGGCCTCGTATTCGCCCTTGTGCTTGCCGAGTTGCCAGGCGCCGCGGTATTGCCCTGGCTTGAGGATCGCGGTGCCTTTGACGTTCATGGGGTGCTCGCGCCAGAAGGTGCCGGGGTCCGTGCTCATGCTGAAAAGCCAGAGGCAGGGCGCGTCGCTCTGCCGGTAGGCGATGGCGAGCCAGTCGTTGAATAGCTCGCTGCGGTCATCGTCGGTGCGGATGCCGATGAGGTTGAGGTTGTAGTCTCCGTGGTCGAAAAAGGCGTAGCCCTGCGCCTCGACGGCGGCCTTGAGGCGCTCGTAGGTGAGTCCGGGGCCGCCTCTCACTTCTGGTCGTCCTTCGGCTTTTCGTTGACGAGTGCCCTGGTGAGTCTGATTTCGGCGAGGATTTCCGCGCGCAGGTTGTTGATGTCGGTGCGGAGGTCGCGGTTGCCCTGGGATATCTCCTCCCGGGTGACGTACTGCCTGGCCATATCGACTTTGACGTCGGTGATTTGCTGGCTGAGTTTCTGGTGCTGCTGCTCGATGCGGCTGCCCAGGGTCTTGTCGGCGCCGCGTAGGTCGTCGATGGAGTTGGTGAGGGTGTGCAGGGTGTTCTTCGCGAGCATCCCCAGGAATAGCTGAACTAGGCCTAGTGCTGATGCGGTGAGGATGACGGTCAGGTTGTCGGGGGTCACTGGTGGCTCTCCTTTTCGCTGGCGCGGTGGTCTCCGTCATCGCCTTCCGCGCTGGCGATGGCCCGGACGTATCGCTCCGTGATTTGGTAATGCTCGGCGATAGTCTGAGCGGGCACTCCCTCCCGGTGCATTCGGGAAATTTCCTGATTGCGCTCTGCGTTGGCGTAGCCGCTGCCGATCCAGACGGTCTCGCCGCCGTGGTGGTGGCAGAGCGCCTGCATGGCGGCGTAGCCGATGGCGTTGGCGATGGGGTGGCTGCGCTGCGCCAGGTTCGGGACGTACACGTTGCGGGGGCCCAGGGCGCGCTGGAGCCGGGTGAGGTTCTCCTTGCCGATGATGGCGATGAGTTTATAGGTGGCCGCCATCCCGTTCCCGACCGCTCACGTTAGCCGTACCGGGCGATGAGAATCGCGTCGGCCCGGCCGATGTCCTTCTTGCGCGCGAGGTCGGCGTCCGGGTAAAGCTGGAGCGCGAGGGTGCGGGCGTAGTCCTTGTCGGCGCCGACGAGCCCGGCGGCCTTTTTCCAGGCCTGCGGGGTGACGAGGGCCATCGGGATGCCGAGGGTCTGGATGACGCCCTGCAGCGCGCCGTAGCCCATGCCGAAGTTGAACGTGCTGCTGACGCCCTGCTTGGGCATGGCGTGGACGGCTTCGAGCTTGACGGTGGTGCCGCGGCCGCTCCACTCGCGGAGGATTGAGGCGACCTCGGGAATGTTGAGCTGCTTGCCGCCGCGCCTGGTTGCCGTCGTGGGCATGTCCTCGACTTCGAGGAGGAGGTTGTCCTCGATGAGCGCGAATGCCCCGGTGAGGCCGGGGTCGATGCCGATGGTGCGGGTCATGCGGCGGTCGGGAGGTCTGCGACGGCGGTCGGTACCGGGCGCGGCCACCAGGTGAGGGCCATGCGGCCGGTGACCTGGCAGGCGCGGGGCCGGCCCTTGTACACGGCGCGGGATTTCTTGAGCCGGGCGGCCTCGGGGAGGCGTCGGGCGATCTGCCAGCGGTCGCGGCCGCTGAATTCCGCGAGTTCGCGGCTGGTGCTGCCGGGGAACATGGCGACGAGTTCCGCGACGATGGTGGTGTCTACTTGGCGCTGCTCGTCGCGCGTAGCGGTGTCCGGGAGGATCGCTGCGTTGGGCGTGGCGGGCATATTCTCGGCACTCCTGGTTCTTGTTGGTTGTCGGTATTTACTGCCTGTCGGGCATGTTATACCGGCTTAGGGGTGCCTGCATAGTTTTATCCGGTTTTTATCCGGTTTCCTCCGGTGCGCCGCTCAACATGGCTTTAATCCGGGCGATGTGCTCTAGGCTCTCCGCGTGGCGTCGCTGCTGCGCCTCAGCCTCGGCCTTCTCCCGGGCCTTGCGGTGCTCTGGCGGTTCTTCGAGCTGCGCCTGGATCGCCGCACGTTCGCTCTCGCGCCGCGCTGCGCGCTGGTCCTCCTCGCGCTGGTACTTGATGATCTGGATGAACCGCGGGAGGTTGGGCATGTCGGCCTGGTGCTCGGCACACCAGTCGAGGGCTCGGTTGACTTCGCCTTGCTGGGCGCCGATCTGACGGAAGGCGCGGAGCCAGTCGATCTTCGCCAGGGTGGCCTGGTCCTCGGTCTTGAAGTTGCTGCTCCAGAGGTGCCCGTACAGGTTCTTCATGCGGCTGAAAACGCCGGTGATGGCCTTCGCCTGGTCGGGCGGCAGTTCGGCGAGCTTCCGGTTCGCCTCGCTGCCGGCCTTCTGCGCGATCTGGTTGATGACGGCACGGGCGTTCTCGCCGCTGACGATCTCAGAAACTGCCCGGGCCCGGGATGCTGAGGGCTTTGTCGAGGTCGTCGGCAAAGAGGTCTGTCGAGGTCTTTGGTCGGTCATTGCGGGTTCCCCTGCGCTTCTGCTGCGCCTTGAGTTGGTTGATGAGGGCCTGGTCCCAGCCGCGGGCTGTTCTCGCGGTGTGGCTCCTGGGGCCGTTCGTCCAGTAGTCGATGAATTCGTCGATGTCCTGCTCGATGTGCTTGTCAACAAGGCCGAGGGTCTGGATGCGCTCGATGAGCTTCTTGCTGGGATACCAGTCCTCCGGGAGCTTGCTTCTGGTGTGCGCGGTCGGCTTCGCCTCCGCTTCAGATTCGCTTCCCTTAGGAGGTGTTAAGGTATGTCTTGTCGTAATGGGGACAGGATCACCGACGGTCGGTAAACCTGTCGCGTCGGTGAGGGGTTCGCTTGCGCTTTCCCCGGTACTTTCCACCGAGGGTGCAGGTTCCTGTCCCGTCGGTGGGAGGTTCGCCCTGACCTGCATGGTGCGGCCGTTGACCTTGCCGCCTTCGTCCCGCTGGTAGCTGTAGGTGATTATCCCGAGGTCGGCGAGCTCCTTGATCGCTGCCCGGTATCGCGGCCTGCCGAATCCCCACCGCTCCTTGATGTCCTCTGCCCTCGGCTGCCAGTTCTCACTCTTGTCGAGGAGGTAGGCGAGGATCGCCAGGGCGTCCGGGTTGGTGATGGCGTCCATCGTGCTGCTCGGGATGACGGTAAACCGCTCGCCGACGCGCACGAGCCTGCTTGGCTCTGCTTTCTCGATGCTCATTTTTGCTCCTGTATTTCTTTTTGTGGTTTTCCGGTATCATGCCGGTAATCTTGCCGGTAGGGCAATGGTTTGCCGTGGTGTACTCCGGTACCGGCTCGGAGTAAAGTGCCCGGTAAATAACAGGGGGTGGTGTATGTCTGGTCACGCTGGTGAGCGCATCCGCGCGGCGCGCAAGCGCAAGGGGATGACGCAGAAGGGTCTGGCCGAGGCGGTTGGTTGTTCGCAGCAAACTGTGGTCGATATCGAGTCTCAGGAGGCCCCGCGGTCGCGGTTCCTCTCGGCGATTGTCCGCACGCTCGGGGAGTCGCTGGAGTGGATCGAGTCCGGGACGGGTGGCCCGTCGGGCGGCGATTACGATGCTGTGCATCTGCCGCATTACGATCTGGAGACCGCTGCGCTGCGGTGCCTGGACCCGGCTGCGGCCGATTGCGCGATTGATACGCTGTATGCGTCGCCGGTCCAGGTGTCGCGGCTCGGGTTTACGGTCGGCGTCGATACGATGACCGCTCGGCTCCTGCCCGAAACGGCGCGGGTCGATGATGTGCTGTTCGTTGATCCGCTGGCTGATCCTGCGCCGGGGCGCCTGGTGCTGGCGGTGATGCCTGGCTGGGATCGCGCCGAGTTGCGCTGGCTGCTGTCGGCCGGCGGCACGAAGGCCCTGGCGGTCGAGGTCGATGATTTTGGCCCGCGCATGGTGCCCTGCGTGCCTTACCGCTCGCGCGATGATTTCCTCGATCATGGGAACGTCACCAGCGACGATGCGCCGTCGCCGGCGCTCCTGGTTGGGGTCGTGGTGTTCATCGGCCGCGAGGTTTAGTCCTCGGGGTAGCCGAAGCCGAAGGGGACCTGTCCTCCTTCGGGCATCACGAACAGATGGTATTGATTCGCCGCGTCAACTAGCCGGCTTCGGGCCGGGTAGATTTCTAGTGCCTCTCGCTCCTCCCCGCACAAGGCGTCCTTGATCGCCTGCTTGTCTGCCCACGGTATGTCGGCGCCCCGGTCGTTGCGCCTGATGCTGAGGTAGGCGCACTGGCCGGCCAGGGACTCCCTGGCGCCCGGGCTGATGAATCGGTCGACCTCCCTGCCCTCCTGCAGGAGCACCGTGTAGGTGTCGTTCTGGAAGGTCCGCTGCGCCTTGCGCTCGTTGACCAGCCGCTTTGCCTGCCGGCGGTCGATGGTGATCCCCGCCTCGGCCGCGCGGTCGATGAACCACTGGATGCGCGCCTTGATCGGCAGGCTGTCTACGTTGCTGCGGAACTCCTCAAACGGGCTCATGCTGCCTCCTCCCGCCAGGGAGTCCGGTAGCCGGCGGCGTTGAGTTCGTCGGCGACGTACTGCGGCAGATCGAAGGCGCCGTCGTAGTCCTGGACGAGCCCGGGGGCGAGCCATAGCTCGCCGCCCTCGCTGCCGTCCGCGTATTCCCAATAAAACGCCCAGGGCTCCCGCGCGCTCACGCTGGGCTTCTGGTGCACGTACTTGGCGCCGGGGTAGAGCGGTGTCGGTGCGCGGTGGTCTCTCATGCTGCCTGCTCCTCCTCGGCGTACTCGGCCGGGTCTGCGCCGGGCACTTCCCAGCCGAACATTGAACCGACGCGCATGGCCTCCTGCGTGCTGTGCCGCCGCGGGTCGTAGTTGTTGGGCTCGAGGTTGTGCTGGTGCGCGTTGAATACCGCGGCCTGCTCCTCGCTGAGGGTCTGGTTGAGGTAGCCCTGCATGCCCTTGATGGTGATGATCCAGGCGCCCTCGTAGGGGTGCGGGACCGCGCAGCGGCTGGGGAGTTTCGAGAGGGTGTCGGGGTTGAATGCTGTCATGGCTGTTCTCCTGTTATCCGATGATGGCGCCGGCCGCGTTGAGGCGAACCGTGAGGACCGTGGGGACGTCGCCGCGCTTGGCGCGGAGTTTTGCTCGGGCTGCCTGCGGGCTTGCGGCCTGGATCGTGGCCTGTCGGAAGGCGTCGCCGGTGATGTAGGTGATGCGGTAGGTGTTCATCGTCGTGCTCCTTGGTTTTGCTTCTATGTGCCGCTTGCTGCGACATTCACAGAATAGTCTACTCCTCCGGTAAAGCCAGCGGTTTTTTTGTTTTTCTCCGGTTTTTATCCTTGATCCTGCCCTATTAGTGTGGTCCTATACTCGGGCCGGCCGGTTTTCTGCCGGTTTCTTACAACTCGAATAGGGGGACACCTATGTCCAATCAAGTCGCCAAGCTCGACGTCAAGCGGTCGCCTCTGGCCGCGATGGCCGAGCGGCTATCCATCGACCCTGGGAAGCTCCAGGACGTCATTCTTAAAACCGTGATGCCGGCGCCCGATACGTCCGACGAGAAGGTCGTCGCGTTCCTGGCGGTGGCGAATGCCTACGGGCTCGACCCGCTCAAAAAGGAGATTTATGCCTTCCCCGGGAAGGGCGGCACGATCCAGCCGATTGTGTCCATCGACGGGTGGCTCTCGATCATCAACTCGCACCCTGAGTACGACGGCGTCGAGTTCGAGGAGCGCGAGGACGCCCAGGGGAATATCGACGCCGTGACGGCGCGCATCTTCCGCAAGGACCGCTCGCATCCCACGGTGGTCACTGAGTTCCTGTCCGAGTGCCGCATGGGCACCGATCCCTGGAAGCAACGCCCGCGTCGGATGCTGCGGCACAAGGCGCTGATCCAGTGCGCCCGCTATGCCTTCGGGCTCGGCGGGATCATGGAGGAGGACGAGGCTCGCGATGCGTTCGGTGAACGCGATGTGACGCCGCGCGCTTCCGCGCCCCAGGAGCCCGCTGGGTACCCGGCCGCTGACTTCGCCGCCAACCTGCCGAAGTGGCAGAAGGTCATCGAGGGCGGTCGCAAGACGCCCGAGGAAATGATCGCGATGGTCGAGACGAAGGGCGCCCTTTCCGATGAACAGAAGGATGCGATCCGTCGGCTGGCGCCGATTGATGGCGTCGTTGAGCCGGCTGAACAGGAGGCCCAGGCATGAAAACGATCAACGTGAAGCAGGGCTCGGACGAGTGGATCGCCGAGCGTCGAAAGTACCGGGCTGCCTCTGAGGCGCCGGTGGTGATGGGCTGCTGCGGCTACATCACGCGGGAGGAGCTTCTCCGCATGAAGTCTACGGGCGGCGAGAAGGAGTTCTCCGATTACGTCCGCGAGCGCATCCTCGCGCGCGGCCATGAAATCGAGGCGGCGGCGCGCCCGCTGGCCGAGGAGTTCCTCGGCGAGGAGCTTTACCCGGTGACGGGCGTCTGCGATGAGGGCTACCTCCTCGCCTCCTTCGATGGCCTGACGATGGGCGAGGACTCGGTGTGGGAGTGCAAGTCGTGGAACGAGGCGAAGGCTGCCGATGTTCTCGCGGGCCGCGTGCCCGAGCGCGACTACTGGCAGGTCGTCCATCAGTTGGCCGTGTCCGGTGCCGAGCGCGCCTGGTATCACTTGACCGATGGCACTCCGGATCGCTCTGAGTTCGTCGAGTTGCCTGCTGCTGATGTGCAGGACGATATTGCCCGGCTCCGCGCCTCGTGGGCGCAGTTCGATGCCGATCTGGAGGCCTATGTCCCGCGGCCGGTGGAGCCCGAGGTCGTCGGTCGTGCGCCGTCTGCGCTGCCGACGCTGCACATTGAGGTGACCGGCGCCGTCACGGCGTCCAATCTCGACGGCTTCCGCGAGCACGCCCTGGCGGTGTTCTCCGGGATCAATACCGATCTGAATACCGACGAGGACTTCGCCGACGCTGAGAAAACCGTGAAGTGGTGCGGCGAGGTCGAGGCGAAGCTGGAGGCCGCGAAGGAGCACGCCCTCGCGCAAACCGCTGACATCGATGCCCTGTTCCGGGCGGTCGATGAGATCAAGGCCGAGGCCCGCCACAAGCGGCTGGAACTCGACAAACTGGTGAAGGCGCGCAAGCAGTCGATCTGTGCGGAGATCCTCGCCGAGGTCCGGGACGCGCTGTCGGCGCACCTGGAGTCGCTGTCGGCCGATCTGCCGGGCTCGCATCGGATGCCGCCGATGAATCCCGACTTTGCGGGCGCCATGAAGGGCAAGCGCACGGTGTCGTCGCTCCGCGCGGCGGTCGAGCAGTTGCTGGCCGATTCGAAGGTTGAGGCCGATGCGGTGTTCCGTCGCGTGGCGCGCAACCTGTCCGCGTTCGAGGAGTTCTCGGTCCACGCTGCGCTGTTCCGCGACCTGGATGCGCTCGCGCTCAAGGAGCCCGAGGATTTCCTGGCGGTCGTGAAGCTGCGGATCGCTGAGGACGAGGAGCGCCGGCGTCGCGCCGATGAGGAGCGCAAGGCCCACGAGGCGCGTGCGGCGGCTGAGGCTGAGGCGCGTGCGGCGGCGGCTGCCCGGGCTGCTGAGGAGGCTGAGGCGGTGCGCGAGTTGGCCCGCCCGGCTCCTGCGTCGGCTCCTGCGCCTGCGCCCCAGGCCGATGCGCTGCGCCGTCCCGATCTGGAGGACCTGGTCGAGGTCATCGCCTCGCATTACTCCGTGGATCGCCCGACCGCGCTGGCGTGGCTGCTTGATGGTGTTGAAGCACGGAGGGCCGCGTGATGGATGCCCTGCTGTCTGCCGCCCGGGAGGGCGGCTTCCGTATCCCTTGGCGCGCCATGCTGACGGTCACTTATCCGATGGGTGTGATCCCGCTGGCCGACGTCGCTGAGGAGTTCCTTGGCATGTCCATCAAGCGCGCCTCTGAGCGGGCTGGTGCCGGCGCTCTCGATCTACCGGCCTTTCGGCTGGGGTCGCAGAAGTCGGCCTGGTATGTCCGCGTCGATGACTTCGCCGATCTGGTCGAGCAACGCTCGGCCGAGGCTCGCGCGCGCTGGGAGGTCGTCACTGGCGGCCAGGAGGCGGCGTGATGAATGCGGAACAGAAGGAACGCTTCGAGGCCTGGTGGGCTGATGTCGGCTCGGGGCTCGCGCCTCTGCCCGGCGAGGATCGCGAGGAGCATGCGCGCCGCGTCGCTGAGGTGGCGTGGGGTGATGCGCTGGTCGTTGCCGATCTGGTGAATGCCGACCGGGTTGAGCGGGCCCGGCGTGGGGAGGCCCAGGCGACGCGCCTGCTCGCCTCCTTCGTCCGCGCCCATGAGGACGGCGAGCTTGTGCCTCTCGACGACTACGACGAGGCCGTCGTGTTCCTGCCGGCTTCGCCCGGGGCCCGTCCTCGCTTGAGCCTGGTGCCCGGCCGTGACGGGTGAGTGGTGGGAGGCGCTCGGCTGCCGGCCGAACTCCTCGCATAACTCGGTGCTGCTCGCTTACCGGCGCGCCCTGCAAACCGCGGGGCCCTGGGAGCGCACCGTGGTCGAGCGCGCCTTTGTCGTGTACTCGGAGGCCCGCAATGGACGCCCGGCGTGACCAGCTTGCCCTGCCCCTGCCCCTGGATGCCGTGCAGTCCTCCGTGCTCTCGACGCTCCTCGAGGACGGCTTCGTCGTCGCCTCCGAGGGCACGGATCGCTGGGCGTTCCTGGAGACCCTGCGCGAGCGGGGCCTGGCTTATGGCGTGTTCTGCAAGGCCGCCTGCGGCGTCTGGCAGTGGCACTTGACGCCCGACGGCCGGGAGGTCGCTGCGGGTGTCTGAACGTGAAGTCTGGCAGTTGCTGGGGTTGTGGATGGTCGGCGAAATCGACGAGTTCCCCATCCCGCCCCGGCAGTTGCCTCTCGATCTTGGGGGCCCTTGCTCCTTGGGTTGCGGTTGCCCGGCTTGCGCAGCCGAACAGCGATGATGCCCCTGCCTGACGTCCCCTTTGTTTCATAGCGACGGGCGCCTGGGGTCAACCGGGAAGGGCTGAAAATAGAGCCCGGAAATCATCGAACGCCGGGCTTTTTCACTAGCGCCAGGTGCGCCCTCCCCGGGCGCCTGAGCCAGCGCCAGCCGTCGTATTTATCCTTCGCCTCGACGCCCTCCATAGCACAGCTTCCATGGCGTCGCCGCGTACCGCCCGAACTAGCAGCGCACTTTGCTACGCAGCAATATCCTGTTTCTGAATTTGCGTGAGCTTGCGGAAAATCATTT